TATGTCGATAATGCATTACGATCGACCCGGCGAGTAGTTTGATATGATAGCATTGAAACGATCCATCGATACTCATGTCGACGATTTCGATTTGACCTTCTAACACTATGAACGACCATGCGCCGAACGTATGATTAAACGTGTTTGTTTTAAAAATACATTCTGTCGCTTGGATCGTTCGAATATTCATTTATCTACATACCAGTGTTTTAAGTCTTTAGTTCGTCGACGATCTCGCCCGATCATTCGAAGCGGTTCATTGAACATTGCATCGAATCGACTGATAACCGCCTGATTATTATCTATTGATTGTATGAACTGGCGAGGCGTTAAGTTAGTCGTTGTAACGATTGATAGGTCGCCGCTTTCCCATCGTTCATATAATGAACCGTATAGATCAGCATTAAACGAAGTTAACCAACTCGATTTATGAGCCGAGCCGCCAATTCCTCCGAGTTCATCGAATAAAAGCAAATCGATATTATCAAGCCAATTGTCGAGCGGGTTCGACGCCTCGCCCCGGATACTGGCGTATCGTTGCTCGACTAGCTTTTGATGAGTTATATATTTAACTCGAAGGTCGCTGAATATCGCTTCTTTAGCGAGACAGTATAAAAGAGATGTTTTACCGTTTCCCGGTTGTCCCCAGATATAAACGCTCGGGCTTTTCGGTTGCTCTTCATTTCCGTAACTAATCCAAGAAACGAGCGATCGAATACGATGTCTCAACTCTGCCGAATCGTATTCATAAGCGCCGAAATGCATACCGAAGGCGTCGGGCGGTAGCTGTAATCGATTTAGCTTTTCGAATCGTTGTCGAGTGATTTCGCATCGTGTACAGCGACTCGAATATGTATATCCGTCGTCGTCTTTTCGAGTGACTCGACCATACACGCATAAACCACAGTATGGCACTTCTTTTAATGTGTATTTGCTCTTGTGTCGATGTACCCAGTTATTCTCTTCGAGATTGCGATCGTTTAAATGTCGATAGTCGCCATAGACTTTTTTAGTCGCCGTCGCTTTGAGTTCGTCTCGTCGCCTTCGAAGGTCGTCTAACATTGAAACAAACTCGGGTCGTTTAAGAGTCTCACTGAGAGAAACCATTTTATCAGTTTTATAATGTCTCATAGTACCCGCCTTTTAATAAATCGATTCTGAATAGTTTGCGAGCGACACGTTTTCGATTCTCAAATGAATCGGCGATATTTAATCTTTTAAGCTGTTTCTCAATTGCTTTAATCTGATATTCTTCTAATCGTAAATCGGGTTTCATATCCGGGGTAGGTAGTGTCATTTTGTCACTATGTGTCAGCTTGTCACACTGTTCTATTGTTTCATAATTGAGAGAATTGTTAATTAGGTTGTAATTGTGTGACAGTCTGTCACTACCCCCCTGTGTCATTCTGTCACTACCTAAGACCTTTTTTGTCACTACCCCCTGTGTCATCCTGTCACTATGTGTCATCCTGTCACTATGTGTCACGTTGTCACTATGTGTCATTTTGACACTACCCTGTGAGACTCTCTCTCTCTTCGCTTTTTGCTTTGTCTCTTCACTACATTTCAGTATGTGAGAAACGTTTAAACTAGTCGTCGATTTAGCATTTAAATCGCTCTCGACTCTGGTCGATGTACGTTTGATATACCCGGCGGCTTTTAGCTCAACGATATGTCGAACGATTGATCGACGATTATGATTAAGAGTTGTCGCAATATCATTACTCGATACGTCGCCGCTAAATGTTGACCAGTCGACCCGCTGTAATATAGCGAGCAGTACAAGTTTGCCTAGTGGCTTTACTTTTAGCTTAAATATAGCGAGTCGAATATCGATCTCCCTGAGTTGTTCGTTCATTGTGTCCCCTTTCTTGGGTCGTTTGAAGTGATATCAAAATATATTTTAAAATAATACTTGTCAACGCTTTTGTGTGGTGGTACACATTAATACATCACTAACACACACCGCTAAGAAAGCGAGAACATAATGAAACGACTCAAGACTTCAACGATTAAACGATACTCAAACAAACAACTCGTAAGACACTTCGATCGATTGCTCGACCTTTTCGACATCGCCCCGTTTCGATTAACTGGCTGCGATAAAGTGTTCGAATATGACCTGTCTAATAACAGTTACTTCTTTTCATTTACTACCGAAGATCGAGACACTTTGATTATTGCGATTGAAGCGATCTATCGAACAATTGAGGCGAGATAATGAACGACTTAAAACGACAGTTATTAAAGAAGAGCGTACCCGTTAAACGGCTCGCCGAGTTTGTCAGTATCGATCGATCACACTGCTCGAAAATCATAAACGGTCATAGTCAACCGAGTATCGAACTCGCTCGACAACTCGCCGCCGCCGCTAATATGTTTACTCATCATCTCGGCTATTATATGCCATCGGATTTCAGCAATTCAGAAAACGTCGACGATTCATACGATATACAAGTCGACGCCCTTGAACAGATTATCGCTCGATCAGTTGTTACATACGACGCTTATCGACGAAATATCGATGTAAATGCGACACCGCTTTTAAACGACTTCGAGGCGATCAAACGATTAAACGATCTAGTAAAATCGATCAATGGAGTAAATACATGAGTCCCGACGCCCAGTTTGCGAACGATATGAAAATCAGTTTAATGCTCACGACTGTAATGATCTTCATCTATCTCGCATTTGCGAACGGCGGTTACGCCCCGGTCGATAGTTGTGCAAACTCTATCATCGACACGTTATCGCCCTTTCAAGTGCATCAATTAACTGACAGTAGTTACCCCGCAAATTATAAAGAAGTAGCGAACTTTTGTATCGATCATCTTGATAACTGGCCTGATTTACTTAATGAAGCGAGAACATTTCGAGAGTTACCTTCTCGACCAGATATGCACTTTTAAACAAACGAGAACATAATGAACAACACTAATTTTTGGATACCTAAAACGGGCGAAGAACTTGAACGATTAGCGGGCGTACTCTCTGACAATCCCCGATCAGCTAAAGAGCTAATTCGCTGTCATGCTTGGTTCGGCCATTTCTTCGACGGTCATCTCGGCAAGGTTCAAGCGAATACTTCAATAATACAGGGCAAACCCGCCTTGATGAGTGATGCTCTCGTCGGAATATGTTATCAATCGGGGCTCGTTCGTCGCTTATCTGTCGTCGAATCTACTGATAAACAATGTACTGTCGAAGCCGAGCGAAACGACGAACCGCCGGGCGAAGTTCATCGATTCACCTTCACTTGGCAAATGGCCCAACAAATGGGATTGATCAAAGCAGTCTGGAATAAACAAGCGGCTAATATGCTTCTCAAACGATGTCGAAGTTTTATATGTCGTCAAGTATTTCCCGAGGCCGTTTCGGGATTATATACGATCGATGAGATCGCCGACTTCGCTTCGTTACCTGAAAAAGAAATCGAAGCTCTACAAGCTCGATCAATCGGTTTCGATGATTACAATTCAAAAAATGCAAGCTCGGCGAAACCCGAACCCGCCCCGCCAGTCGAACAAAAAAAAAGTGAACTCATCGACTTAGACGCTGACACTACCCGAGTTTATCGATCGTTTGATCGAGAAGAGTTATTCTTTGAACATTGCGACGAACTGAATATTTCAGCTGATCAAGTCTTCACAAAGATAAACGCTGATAAATTCGATACAGCAAAAGCGACGCCCGCCGAACGTCAGAAATACTTTTATAATAATATTGCGCTCGACATCATCCGACGGGGTACATTTTTAATAGAGGACTGGCAATCATTAACGAGCGAACATAAAGCGCCGTTTCACAAGGGCTTGTCTTCTCAATACCCAGTACTCTCTGAAATCCCGTTGAGTTGGTACGAACATCGGTTATGTTTACCCGCTTTCGCCGAGACATTAATATTAACGCTAGACGTACCCGAAACAGAGTATCAAAGCGTGCGTCGAGCTTTTCAAAACTACCCGAGCGACGATTGGCGTTTGTTCGATTATGTATCTGCTCTTGTCGTCGAAGAAACCGTCGAAGATTAGCGAAGCGGTTGCGGTGTCTGTAAAACGTGATTGTTTTGATTCTGATTCTGATTTAATAGCGTTTCTAATCGAGTCATACTCGCAATCAAACGAGCGAGTTTATCATCGATTTCGCCGAGCTTTTGATCGACGGCGCTTGCTCTCGTTTCTAACGATTTGATTTGTTGTTTCATTCGTCCCAGTTGCTCGGCGGCGTGTGCTTTGTCTTGTAGAGACTTAAAAAAGATACCCACTAAACCGATTAACGTACCGACATCAATTGCGCTCATATCCATTTTAACGACCCCAGACTAACAATGAGAGAGAAGCGACGGCGATTAAACTAACCGCCCCGACACTATATAATAACATATTTCGTTGTTTGTACGATGTAGCGAGCGATTCTTCAAGTCGAGTTAATCTAAACTCATACGCTTTAATCGTGACAGCGTCGTCGTGTTCTCTATTTAAAGCGATCGTCTGTTCTCTGTTCATACCCTGTAAGCATTCATCGATAGCTGAATCGATGGCGTATGAACAAAGATCGGGCGAGCCTTCAAGTATGCTTTTAATTCTGACAAAATTAAACGGCGTTAACATGATCGATGTATCGCCAACGACGAAGCCTTTTCGAACTTTTAGAGTATGAATCGGCTCAACGTTCGCACCCAGATAAATCATAGTTGCGGGGATATCCCGAGGCAAAACGGGCGTTAAAATCAGCGATAATGAGACTAATATACTAATCACTACAGACGACCTCTTTATAATCATTCAGCGCTTTTTTAACTCTCTCATCACATACGACAGTACATTCGAGAACTTCGCCGCCCGCTCGCTTCGCTTTACATTCTGTTAACTGTCGATTGATATCGAGAGCGACCGTCGTTTGTTTTTCGGCTTCGACGATATACGATGAGCATATATCAACGGGGTCTTTATCTCCGAGCAAATACCCGGCGGTCGTTGCGACAACGATCGAACATAAGGCGAGAACATAAGGGATCGTTTCTCGATGTGCCAAAAGTTGCTCGATCATAACAGCACAATTGACACAAGATCACCCGCGACATAATCAACCTTTTCATCACCTAACCCCTTAGGAATTAAATAAGCAATAGGTGCACCGCTTTGAGTTGTCGTGAGATAAGAGCCGCTTTGATATAGCTCGCAACCCTGCCAGCTTGCCGAAGTGTTTAGCGGGATAAGAGCTGGCCCGCTTGTCGCAATCTCAGCAACTAACAATTCACTAGTTGTCACGTCATCGCTTACGAGAATCGTTTTAACGCTTGTACAGATACCAAGATTTCGACCTACTGATAATGTATCGAGCAACCCAGTTTCGTTAAATTGTGCAAACTGTCCGACCTGTAAACTAATGGAACATTCATTTATAAATTTCATAATATCACGCTGTAAATTTAGCTGTTAAAGCATATTGATTTTTAGTTGCTGTCGATTGTGGCCAAGCTACATTTCCGCTAAGTGTGAGTGTTTTTAGGCCTACATCAACAGTCGATCCACTAGTTGATATATAACCATGAATTGTCTGTCTGTTATAGCCTGTTCTTCTTATACGAACAATCGGCCCAAGTGCTGTACCTGTGCTCGTTTGCCATTGCGCATCAATGAAAGCTGTTGACTGTGAGTTTTCAGCTAGACATACATCACAACTCAGTAAAGCTTTTGTATTTGCATCAACTGTTATTCTCTCGATGTATCTTGATTTAGTGCCGTAAACTTTTTCTCCAATTGTTAATTTAGGCAAACTGTCAAGAATCACGTTCGGCCCTGCAGTTGACAACGTGCTACGAATCGGCAAAAGAAATGGTGACTCAAATGACGTGTTATAATATGATGCTGTATATTGTGCCGCTGATAAAGTTGATGGAGTTGCAAAAGTCGCTATGTCTTCATATCGAATTATTATTGCAGATGCGATCCAGTCTGAACCATCAAAATACAATGCATCATTCACAGCAGGGCTAGTCGATACGTTTGAAAGGTCATTTAAATCAAGCGTGACTTGACCAATTCGATCAGGTTCAATGCTGTTTATTGTATTAGTTAAATAACTCATGTTCTAATTTCCTCAATTAGAATATAACCCCGCTCACTATGTCTATCAGTTTGAGAAGCTTTAGCGACAACGTTTGTCGCAGTGATGATCTCTACTGTGTAAGTAGTTCCAGTCGTGGGCGTGACAATAGTTACAGCCGGATTACCAACTAGATCATTTGTATAGCCACAATTACCAGTCGCACCAACTTGACTTGAACCATCGTGCCAGCGGTATTCTAAAAGCCCGCTTGAGTTTGTTAGATCAAGTCCTGCGACTGCATACAATTTAAACGTGCCCGCGGGTAGTGTGACGCTTGATATCCAATTTGACGCACTTGTAATTGTAGCGCCTGTGATTGTGTTAGTTGTCGAAGCTGCATAAAACTCAACATCATTACCAACGGATACACCGCTTGCGCCTGAACCGCTGTAATTTTGACTCGCTCCCTCACCAATGAAAATCGTTCCTGCGTATGTTGCTGTTGGTGTCGCATTTTCCCAACTTGAACCGTCATAAATTAAATAATTTCCAAGGGCTACACTTGATTCTGTGACATCGCTTAAATCTCCTAACTCTGCACCTATTGCACCAATTCGACTAGGTTCTCCATTGCCTATTTTTATTTTATTATGTGACATCAGATAATCTCCCAATGTGAACCAGTGCTCACAAGTGTAATAGCTGAGTATTGAACATCAAGAACATAGTCAGTTGTCACGCCATCAATTGTCTGAGTCTGTGGGTCAATCGTGATATCACCTGTGCCCATATTTTTGATCCTGATTTCTGACCCTGCACTTATACCGCTGGTTGGTAATGTAACAGTGAATGTTTGATTGCCCGCTCCGCATGAGTAATGATAGTTTGCCTGCGCATTCGCAGGATCGGCGGTGATTGCTGAATAAGTGAAGCCACCAGGAATATTAGTCAATTGACTACCATCGACGGCGGGCAATCGTGCCGAACCGTCTAGTTGTACAACGTTACTTGCTGACGTCCCGACGGCCTCAACCGCCGCCGTACCTAACCCGAGATGACCTCGAGCGGTTGGAGCGTCGTTTAAATCGCTTAAATCATTAGCAGGTACTAAATAGCTTAGATTATCATTTAAGCTTGATAGATTAATAGTCGACAGCGCCGTCGAAACCGCTTGATTTGATACATTGCCTAGAAAGATTTTACCGTCGTTAAGATTAGGAGTCGCCGCCGTTCGACCCGCACCGCCTACGATAATCACGCCGTCGCTCGCATCGCTTCGAACGACTCGACCGATATTTTGTAACAAGCCCGCTTCGCTAGTCGGGGCGGTTGTCGTTAATGTACCCGGCGTCGTCGAAACGTATAGCGTATCGCCCGCACTAAATGAGCTAGTATCAACGCCCTCAAGATTTCCAAACGATACGATTTGAACCTCGGCTTGATCGTTAGCGTTCGCATAGACTAAACCGAACGCAGGCATAGCCGACGCATTATCCGAGTCGGCTTTATCGACGGTTGGTACAGTACCCGAAACGCCTTTTATATATACCGCCGTCCCCTTCGTTAGTTGAACGCCCGAATCATTTTTCGCTTTGAATCTAACCGCCCCGTTTACGTCGCCGTAGTACGTGATGAATCGAGTTGACTCTTCGCCGATGGTTCTCGTTAGATTTGTATTCGCTGTAATATCACCCGACGTTTCAGCGCCGCCGATTGTGATACTGTTAGTCGTTGTCGAACCCGCTGTCGTTACTGTATCAAGTGTCGGAGTCGCTATCGTGCCGAGCTTTGTATCGATACCTGATAAATGACCGTCGACGTTTGCATTTGCGGCGGTGTAATTGACGGCGGTATGATCGGCGACGATGTCATCACCCGACACAACGACAGCCCCAGTAAGAGTGTTAACGCTCGTCACTGGTGCGCTTGCTAGATTCGTAAGCTGAGAGCCATCGACGGCGGGCAATCGTGCCGAGCCGTCGAGCTGTACAACGTTACTTGCTGACGTCCCGACGTCTTCGACGGAAGCCGTCCCGAGCGTACCGAACTTTGTATCGATACCCGACAAATGACCGTCGACGTTAGCGTTTGCTGCGGTATAATTAACGGCGGTATGATCGGCGACGATGTCATTACCCGACACAACGACAGCCCCAGTAAGAGTGTTAACGCTCGTCACTGGTGCGCTTGCTAGATTCGTAAGTTGAGAGCCATCGACGGCGGGCAATCGTGCCGAGCCGTCTAGTTGTACAACGTTACTTGCTGACGTCCCGACGTCTTCGACTGAAGCTGTGCCAAGCGTACCGAGCTTTGTATCGATCCCCGACAAATGACCGTCGACGTTAGCGTCAACGGCGGTGTAATTTACGGCGGTATGGTCGGCGACGATGTCATCACCCGACACAACGACGACGCCCGTTTGTGTGTTAACGCTTGTCACTGGGGCGCTTGGCAGGTTCGTCAATTGGCTACCATCGACGGCGGGTAATCGTGCCGAGCCGTCCAATTGTACAACGTTGCCCGCTGACGTCCCGACGTCTTCGACCGCCGCCGTACCTAATCCGAGATTTGTTCGAGCGGTTGGAGCGTCGTTTAAATCGCTAAGATCATTAGCTACGACGAGAAAATCACTTGATGACGCTGTCGAAGCCGTGCCAAGTGTACCGAACTTCGTATCAATACCCGACAAATGACCGTCGACGTTTGCATTTGCGGCGGTGTAATTTACGGCGGTATGATCGGCGACGATGTCATCACCCGACACGACGACCGCCCCAGTTTGAGTATTGACGCTTGTTACTTGATCAGTATTATCGATTTTGTCGATTTTGCTATTAGTAACCGAACCGCCCATATCTTCATTAATTAAAAGATGATCGCCGATCGCCCACGTCTGACCGTATATTGTGCCGACTGTATCAATAACGTATAGATCACCTTGCAAAGCATTTGCGATCGATGGAGTACCCGCCGTCGCATTAAACGCCCCTTTGTATGTTAACCCGGTCGCTATCGTACCGAGCTTTGTATCGATACCTGATAAATGACCGTCGATATTTGCATCGGCGGCGGTATAGTTAACGGCGGTATGGTCGGCGACGATGTCATTACCCGAGACAACGACGACACCCGTTTGAGTATTGACGCTCGTTACAGCCCCGCCGCCGCCCGCCGATGATTTAAATGATTCGAATTTTATAGACATTGATCAACCCCTTTAGACATTAAATCCGGCGTAAACGATGAAAGAATCGCCCGCCGCCGCTTTAGCATAGGCGATATTAGTTACATTCGAACCGCCGTCGATCGCTTGCACGTCGACGCTATATGTACCGAGTACGCCGACGACGCCGTCGGCGTTTGTTTTACCGTCGCTCGCAAGTGTTCTCGCTCTTAGTTTAATAAACGATACAGTCGTCGAGCTTGAACTAACGACGCCGACAAATGCAAACGGTCGATCGGCGGCTAGTTGAGTACCTGAAGTCGGGTCGTAGAAATCCGACGAGTTGAGAGTATACCAGTCTGTACTCGATATCGATGAAGCGTTATAACTGGCGATCGCTCGACCCGCTGTAATTGGTGGCTGCACTGTACTCATTTTTGAACCTCGATTTTATTTTGAATGTTATTCGTTCGTTTGGCGGCGACGTTCGCCCCCGCAAATACTAAATATAGTGTATCGATCAAACCGAGCGTTTCGCCCGATGCTTTACCCGACAAAGCGAGGATAAACGAGCAACCAAGAGCCGCATAAAACGCCATCGCTTTTCGCCCGCCAAGATGATCAATGATTAGTTTATTTTCACTCATCGAAATCGACTCCGAGTAATCTATAAACATGAGCGATTTCTTCAAGACTTCGACGACGCTTGATAACGCCCTCGCCGTATTCACCGTCGCCGAGTTCGCCTTTTGCATTTCCTTCGATCGTCTCTACATAACCATTTTTAATATCTGGGTGCTTATTACAAATCGTAATATGATCGCCTTGCACAGTATGTTTTGATGTAAACACGACGATGATATCGCCCGGAGCGGCGTTTTGTATTTCAATTTTTCGGCTAGTCTTCGCCCAGCTCGTATACATTCGATAACACGACGCAAATACCTTATACCGAATATCCATTTTTACTCGAACATGACAAAAAGCGGCGAACGCACCACACCAAGCGAATTGACCGTTTCGAGTATAGTCGTCTTCCCAAGACCAACCGAGGCCTTCTCTTGATTGAATGTATGTATTTATTCGATCACTGGGGTCTTTAACGACTCGATCGAATTCGGCTTCGGCTCGCTCGATAGCATTAACGACATTAACATCGCTGTGAGGTGCTAAGAACTCATGATCATCGACCAACGGTAAAGCCTGCAAATCGATTTCAACTTGATTCAATGCTCGACCCGCTCGTCTTAAATCGTCTTCGAGTTGTTCGACTCTCGCTTCTAGTTGTGCTTTCGTTGCCATGATTCCTCGCTATGAATAAATTTGAGCTTCGATGTTAGAGTTTATCACATTTGAACTATTAGCTAAATAACCGTCGAGACGATGATCGTTCGAAGCGTTTGCATAAGTCGTCGGCTCGATCGTACCCGCCGCCGATGGTATGCCATGAATCGCCGTAAATGTAATCGTTACCCCGACGACGGTATCGATCGTCAAACCGATGATAGCGTTATCTTGATCGCCCGTCGGTACATAATCGACGACATCGCCCGAGCTAAAGAACAAAGCGTCGTTTGTACTAAAATCGGCGGTGTCGATTGTAATGCTCGTTACTGTCGGAATAGTAGCGACGCTCGCTGAACTATTCCACGCAACGACATTTAAGCCCGTTGTGATTAACTCTAAATCGCAACCTTCATCTAATAGATTTTGATTAATCGATCTAACCATCGCAACGCCATCGGTAACGCCGTACTCGTCGCTATATGCTCGCAAATGATCCGACGATACTTGAACGTATGAACCAAGATCAAGATAGATCGACGAGCCAGTACTAATCGAGCCTCGCCAAAGTCGAAGCGGGTTAGCTAATAGATTAAATATCCGACTCGCCGTCGGTATAAATACATCATAAGAATCGCCGACGCCTCGCCCGAATTGATCACTCGAAACGCCGGGTAAATCGAGCGTTATTTTTGATCGCTCGCCGCCGTATCTGTTTATCGCTTCTTGATCGTTAAACAGTACCGAGCTTCGATATTTTTCTTCGGCGGGGTCGTAATCATAGTTGAATGATATTTGAGTTACAATGTCTTCGTAAATATCCCAAGTCGGGACAGGATCGACGAACCAGTCGCCCGCCGATATTGTTAACGCTGTCGATTTTGAACGATCAGCGCCGATCGGAACTAAAGCGATTTTTGATCGCCCGGTCGTTTCGTCTCGCTTCATAACAAGAGTCGCACCGAGTAGCTTTAAAATCGATTCAAACGTCGACCGTAAATCAGTACCGTCGCCCGCATACTGATCGCTTAATAAAAAGGGCGACGACGCCCCGACTCTCAAGAATGAAGCTTCGTCGATGTCATCCGATGAGATATTTAAACCGACGCTTAATGTATCATAAGAGCCATTTATTGACCCGCCGCCGCCGCTTTCTAATAGTTTTAATAATACGACGCCGACCAATTCGCCCGTAAATCGCCCGCCTCGGGTGATCAATACTCTCTCTCGATTTGGCCAGTCGCCGAATGATGTATTTCGCCCGAGATTTTGACCGCTTCTCAGGTGTAATTTATAGCCGACATTTGACCCGCCAAACGTTGCAACCGTTTCGTGAGTCGCTTGTAAAAATTGAGTCCGAGTCGAGTCGCTTCGTCGGTCGAAATATCTAATCGTTAGCCAATAATAAACGCCAGTTGTTAACGTACTAGGCAACCCGAGCGAGCTTTCAACTAATAACGTTGATTCATATAATTGATAATATGCATTTGCGATTTCTCTTAGTTCGTATGATGTCGCCCCCGATCCTGGTTCGACTCTAATCGCTTTTACTATAACTGAATCAGACTCTCTAAAATCTTCGATGTATGGATCGTCGCCTTCGCCGATGTCAAGCGGGTATGATAATCGGCTTAACGTATCAAGTTCTAATCGATCGCCCGTCGATGTAAAATTTTTAGGTCGTCGAGCATATCCCGACACATATTGACGCCATGCATTTTGAGTCGACCAGAGATAAACGGTCGTCGGATAGCTTGACGCTGTCGTTTTGCTCGCCAGTACTCGACTATCAGAATCGAGTCGCCACTTTGCGACACCGCCCGAAAATCCTGTAACCCCGCTCGCCCCGTCGCTAATCAGTTTATCATTGATTATGTTTGGCCATTTTACGACCTCATCATCTCCGAGTTGATGAGCTTTTAACTCTGTTCTGGGTAAAGGTATGTTAAGCGTCGGCGATAATTCCGAGGCGGTCAAAGCGTCGGGAATAGTAGCGTCGGCGTAAACTTGATATTCAGTAAATGTCGATGAGGTGATATCAGTTAATGACGTCGGGTAACTAGCCTCATCGGCGATCGAATCAAATGATCGTTGAAACCGAGGGTATCTCGGGTGCGCTTCGGTATATGTATCGGCTTCGTTACCTTTGGGTAGTGTCGGATCAAAATCTAGTAATGATGATTTTAGTTGTAATGATGAGTCGGTATTTACTAATTGTATTTGATACGTTGAAGCGGTTAATGGAGAGCTTGAAATCGGGAAAGCATAAACTCGCGGGCCTTCATCCTCGTTTAATTCTGTCGCATATTCTAACACCGAACCGAATTGACCATCGAAATGATGATAACCAGTTAATAACCGAGTTTGATTAATTTTATCGCTTAACGACGTATCGATTAAAGCTGTTAAAGGTACAAGCGACAAAGATATCGTTTCGCCATTTTCAACGCTTGGCGACGATTCGATTATACCGTTTATAATTTCGACATAATCTGAAACCGAGCCGTCGGCGTATTGATGAGCGCCGAACAACTTCGCCCGACGTCCTCGAAAAGTTGTAATTTCTGTCGTTACTTCAGGGACTAGCGAACCCTCTAAACTAATCGAATGATTCTGAATCGGGGTATTACCCGCCCCTCTACCGCTCGAAACAAATAATCGAGTCGATAACGCCGAACTGGCTCGAACCGTTTCGCCGCCGATATGCATTAACCGGGGATATGAGAGCGACGTCAAATCTGTATCTATTCGAATGATTGAATCGGTTCGATCGATTGATTCTGTTAATTGCGCTTTTGTCGTTGCGCTTCTCGCACCACACCGACCGAAAATAATACCTGCATCGCCGCTATTACCTCGCCGATCAATCGCCAGTGTAATTGTTATCGCTGAATATTCACCTATCCCCCCGCTAGGATCGACCGACGCTGAAAACGCACCGACGGTCAATATCCCTTGTTTATCAATATAGTTAATCCCCGTCGCAATTGTAGCGTCTAACGATGTAGACGACGGCGGGGTCGTTGAATGATAGCGATATATTAAACCGCCGATTTCGAGAGCAAATACACGACGACCATTTTCTGAATTTATCATGGTGTTACACTACCTTCGAAAATATCATAGATATGTATTGAGGCGATAGCGACCGCCGATACTTCAACATCAACGATCAAAAGTTCGCCTCGGTTCGCCGATGGTACATAAAGCGGGCGAGGCAAATCGGGCGTCGTATTTGTCGGGGCGTCGATGAGTTCGCAACCAGTGAATAACGATTTGACTCTCTCTGTACCCGTTAAATCCGACTCGATATGAACATCATTCGAGAACTCGATACCAACATCGACCGGGGCGACTGAATACGAATTACCCGTTGATGGTCGTAAACTAATTTTTATGTTTGGCGTATCGTCGAGCGTCATCGCTGAATAGTTGATTACGATTGCGAGTCGTTCGCTTAATGCTGTCGATTGATAAAGAAAATACGAATGTAGACTCTTGTAGCTAGCTAGTGATTGAATTGACGAAACCCCGCCGTCTAATGATGAATATCCATATCGACCGTATAAACTATGACTAACATTATAATGAGCCTCGCCGAGAAATTTAGCGTTCGAAAGTTGAGCTAAACCGCCCGCCAACTGGGCGACTGTACCGCCCATAATTACTGCTCCGTTGAAGCAACCTTCGACCGAAGGTAACCGATTGTAGTTTGTAGGAATCAACATTTACTAAACTCCTATGATGCTTAAACCTGTGATATATGGAGTACTAGCGATCGGGTTAAGTATGCTCAATAATGAATCAGCGTTTACACTCGACACTTCGACGCCGACTCGATACATAGACAAACCGAATTCGTTTGATCTGGTCAGTTCATCTCGAATCAATGTTAAAGAGTATGAACTCCAACCGTTCGCCGAAAACGTTAATCGATGACTAAATATCTCGACTGTGATTGTTTGCCCGCCGCTTAAACCCGCCACATTTGCGAATAGATTGATCGTTAAATCGAGTTCATTCATACCCGAAAATAAAGCGACTTCACTAAACATATAATATTGATCGCCATGTCCAAGACCGATCGGCGGGTTCGCCGCTATATTCAAGGCACTTGATGAACTGGCATTACGAACGCCCGACCAATTTAACAAGACTCGACCTCGGGTTCGTAGCGTTGACATATTGCGAAGCGTTTCGACACCGAATCGACTTGATAAAGGTTGGTCGGCGGCTTGTCGTGTCGCACCCTGTGGTATGAACTCACTTGACCCGATGTAATGAACGCCCGCCGTTATTGGCGATGTCAACGGCGACCAGTTCGCTTGAATCCCGAGTACTTCGATCTCATGAGTCGCCGTCGCTTTAACTGATAACGTTAATAAACCGACGGCCTCGGTTTCAGTTGATAGCGTCGTTATTGTTGCAACGTCGAAAACACCACCGTATCGGGCGGTGTCTGTTACTGTAATCGTATCGGTGTATGTATTCCCAGATATGGGAAACGTTAGTTTTAACATTATTTGAGCGCCCGACGATCCACAAAATGCACTTAGCCGAATTTTCAACTCATTATGTGATCGACTCAACTTCGGAATGTACCATCCGCACATTTCAACAAAACTAGTCGAGTCTTGTCTAAAACATGAATCATCGAACGTTTGAGATATAACGTTATGAGTACCCCCGACGGCGAAACAATAGTTTTGCAAATCAGCAAGTCGGGCGACTTCAGTCGTTCGAATCGTTTGCCCGGCGGTTACTCGACTTGAATCGACGAGAGCGGGCGAGCTTGTAAAATCATTACTCATAAATGCTCAATCTCCATCGAAACGGGGACTCGTCTATGTAATCGAGTCGGATATAATAGGTCATAGTTTACAGTGATCGACGAGCCACGAAGACGACCTCGCTCGCCGTTTTGTTCTGACGTATAAAGAAAATCATAAGCGACTTGACTACCTCTGATTTGATCAGTTCGAAGAGATCGCCGAGAGTCGCCCCAGTCTTGATACAAATTTATTCTTTCACCGCCGCCGATGTATCGAATAAATCGATTAGCGAAATGCTGATAATCGTCTCGCTCATCAAGTCGGGCGTCGAGATCAAACGTTATGTTTGATGTCACATAAGAGCCGATGAAGTTGCTCGCATAAGACCCGCCGATCTTTCTTCTAAACTGTCCGACGTTTTCGGCTCGTAAATGATACCCTTGCAAAGGTCGGCTAGGAAACAAAACGGCGTCGCTATGATATGAAGCTGTTAATCGTGAATATGTACCATCAACGACGGGCGACTCGTTACCCGAGAAACCGAGCAGATTTCGAATCGCTGTCGACGACCATGTCAAATCGCCTTCGCTTGTTTTATAGTGAGATTGTATAAAACCATCATTATTTAACGACCATGTAATTTGAGTTGACCCGGCGGCGGTGTCGATCTCTTGAAGTGATGATAAACTAAAATCATCGGCGTCGCTTTCAGCGGCTCTTAGAAACGTCGTAACGTCTTGAATATCGGGTGTTGTCGATGGAAATGTAAACGTATCTGACCCAACGACTTCGTCTATACGATACGACATCGACGATAACTCAAGTAATCCCCTCGACCAGTCAGTCGAAGCCGTCGCAATATAAACCGAACCGCTTAAAACGGCGTTAACAGTAGACGAACCGAAACCGAGTTGGTCACTCGACCCGATCGACGTTATTGTAAAATCTTCATTTGATTCGATAACGATTTGATCACTACTATTTATATATATTCGCCAAGATGACGGCGAACCAAATGTCGCCGACGTGATCAGTTGACCAGTGCCATAAATCGAACCGCTTGATTCTCGATTATTTAAAAAGAATAAAGTGTCTTCGTAAACGCCTTCGCCAGTTGTAAACGTTGGCATTGTTCGAGCCGTTGAACTACGTTGAAAGATTTCGGTCGCTGAATATGTACGCATATCGAGCGACGCTAAAAGAGCGAAATTCGGGGCGGGTGTATTAACTGGCATTATGTACCTCGTCTCGGGCGAGGCGAGCCTCGTCGATTTCTATTTTGTAGATTAGTTAATCGATCGGCGAGAGCTTGTTCGGCGGCGGTTTGAGTATCGTAAATGACAGCGCCCCCGAAATTAATATTATAAACGACCTCGGTTGATTCGGCTTTCTCTCGAGCGGGCGTCGTTTGAGTCTGGGGTAATGCAGTCGGCGACGTATCGCCACCGCTACCGCCACCGCCACCACCGACGCCGAGTCGATTCGCTGTAACGCCTGCGATTGCCGCCGCCCCTGCATAACCCGCCGCCGCTTTACCTGCAATCGAAGCACCTGCAATGTCGCCAATTGCTAACCGAGCGAGCGAGGTCGCCCCTTGAAATACGGCTTGAACCGCCGCTTGTTTACCGATAGCAAATATCGCTTCGCCTACACCTTTTTTAAACTCGCCCTGTGCGACGATTGAACTATAAGCCGCATCGACGCCCGCCGATGCGAGTTGTTTACCCATGCTTTCGAGTTGTGAGAACTGGGCGCTTAACGCTTCATCTTGTATATGTTTTCGCTCGATCGCTTCTCGCCGATTTAGTTCTGTGATTTCTTCCTGAGTATTTTGATTTAATGTTTTCTCTTTTTCATAAGAGAGAGAAAGTATTTTTAACCGCTTTTGAAGCGTATCTTGTTCTAAAGATAAATCGAACTCTCTATTATTTAGTAGAAAAGCTTGTCTTTGTTTTGCTAGCTCTTCATCTTTTTTGATGTCGTTTTGTACGATTCGGTCGACTGCATTTTGATACTGTAATCTAGCGATTTCTTGTTTGTTTAAATTATCTTTTGCTAGGGTTAATTCTTCGTCATATCTTAACGTTAAAATATCAAGTTGATTCGCACCGTTTATCTCCATTGATTGAAGTTCAAGATTTCTAATTTGTTGAAGTTCGGCGGTCGTTTGACGTTCCAACATTAAACGGGCGGTCGCTTCTTTTGCGTCGATTAAAGCTTTTTCGGCTCGCCTTTTTTCATTTATAGCTTTTTGCTTTTCAAAACTAGCACTTCTAATTTGTCGAATCTCAGCTTGTAACCGTTTCGCTTCGGCTTTTATCGCTCGACTTCGCACTTTTTCGCTAATATCCTCGATCGCCTTTAATTCTCTAGTCTTTTGTTTGCTTCCTATTTTAGCGATTTCGATTTGTGTCTTGATTTGGCCTTTTGTGGCTTCAAGTTCGGATAGTCGAGCGGCGTCTAATAGCTTTGATTCTTGTTCGGCTAATTGTTTTCTAAACTCAGGACTTTGTTTTAATCTCTCTTCTTTTAAAGCCTCGAATTTAGCGAAGTTTTCAGCGCCTTTTTGAGTCAGTCGGTCGGCTTCGGCTTCTTTTTTGGCAAGTTCGGCTCGCTTGCGAGTGAGTTTATCTCTCGCCGCCGCTTGTCTACCGATGGCTAACCCGGCGAGGTCGTTCGCTTGGGCGTTTAAAAGGTTCGCCGTTGAACTTCTTTCAAGTTGTTTAATCTCGCTTTTGAGTAGCTGAATAGATTTATCTAGCTTCTCATTCTTTTCTCGTATGCCTTGAGCTTGTTCGAGCGGTAATTTTGCCGCCATCGATAAAATTCTAAGTTCTTTTATCTGTTCTTTATTTAAAATCACTTGCGCCGCCGCTAGCTCTTCAACGGCGCTTGTTAGCTCGGCGGTTGATGCTATATAAGCGTCACTTCTAATATTAGCACCGCTGGCTTCGTTCGAATATTCTCGAAACGCTTGCACAAGTTCAAAAAGAGCGACTGCCGCTATACCAATCGGCCCGACAAGCGCCGAAAATGACATTTCGCCCGACTTCGCCGCTCCTGATAGTTCGCTAAAACCATCGACAACCCCACTTAACGCCCCGCCGACATTGCCGAGAGCTTCATTCGCTTCGCCGCCGAGCGATGAAACTGCATCGCCGACACTGTTAAACGATTCTCCGACAGCTTTTGAACCGTCCTCTAATTGTTCAAAACCTTTTTCAGCTTTATCAGCATTTAATACGACGTCTATTTCGATTCGGCGGTTCGTCATTTGCTCGCTTCTTTCATAGCTCGATCATTCGCACGTTGTTGAGCTTCTTTTATATTATACTCTATTGTTTCTAAACAATCGATAAGCGCAACCGATGGCGATGTATAAACGTCTCGTATTTGAATCAAGCCCGCTTTATGTCGATTGAATGTTTGAACGATCGGAGCGATTCTGTTTACATCAGCGACCGGGCACGATCTTATTTTAAGATCACTAAAATCAACGCCCGAGTCTGGAGCGACTCGATAACCCATAATGTACACGCCCTCGTCATCTTTTAACGATTGCGCTAATGACGGCATAAACTCACGACCGCAATTACCCCGCTGTCGTCTTAAATCGGGCTTGTCATGGCATTGTTTACACGACCATGAGCGACCGCCGTTTTGACTTAGCCAAACCGAAGCCGCCGCCGCTATTTTCCCGAGTGATCGAGCAGGCTTATTCGTTGAACGTGTAAAACGAGTTCGCCGATCGTTTCAGTTCGTACATGGTCAGGTCGTATCATTTGCAATTGATCAACCGACGCCGACTCGCCGTCGATGGCTTGTAACGACTCTCGAATCATCTCTATATATACCCGATTGATATACGCTGTATATTCTGAGTATGCGACTCGCTCATCGTTATCGAGAGTATGGTGCCATCGTGCCCGCTCTTCTAAATCGCTCGGCGCTTGTAACCAAAGCAACCGCCCCAGTTCGCTTCGAGTATAAGCACCTGCATTAACCTCGGCTTGTTCTCTGTTGGCGGGCGATAATGCTCGCAATGTAAACCGAGTCGCTTCGTCGTTAACTGATTCGAGAGATGATAAATCACCCGATGATAAATAAAGAGATCTTTGTTCATCCGACGCATTTACAGCATCGTCACAGGTGACAACGACATCGACCGTTTGATTACTATCAGTTAAAAAGCGAATCGCCATTTGTTACACGTTCCCCACTGCTAAACCAATTCTAAACGGAGAGTTACCCGCCGTCGCTTCATACGATGACGTTGTAAAATCCCCCGCGTATCTAGCTTGTTGATATGTTAACGTTTGGCGAACGATATCGTTACCACTAACATCATAAACGCTCGGGTCATTTGTTAAAATAGCGGCGGGTAACATAATTGCGCAACCCTTGCCGTCGTCGACTGGGCCAGTGCCGACGAGTACTTGTCGAACTGTTCTATTAAAATAGTCATCGGCGACGGTTGTATTAACAGTCGACAACGTTAACGATAACTCGACAGACACGTCGCTGATATCCATCCCCGACATTCCGATAATATCATTACTATAAGATAATGGCGTTAATGTGTTCGTTACTGTTAGCGAAAAGTCTTCGGCGTCTAAAGCCGTGCGAGCTTGCGTTTCGCCGACTGTACCGTTTGTCGATGAGGCGGGCGAACCCGTCGACACTACGACATAAGCACCACGAAAAAAGGCAGGCGAACCACTGTTATAAACAGGCTCAACCGATCCGACAGCGCCCGAATGATTGTCGGTGATATAAGCCGCTTGATATGTCAATTCAGCCATCAAACGACCATTATCGAGAGTTATATTCATCGATTCAAGTACGCAACCAAAAGCGAGTTGTTGAAAGTTTTCGCCGTCGATTTTAAATGCAACCGATGAAGCGAATTGACCGCTATTATTTCGACTTGGTACATACCACGTTTGTAAACCTCGAACCGTTGGCGTACCTGTGAAGCCTGCACTAAAAGCGGGGCTTACAGTGACATCACCCGAAACGTCGTTATCTGTAATCGCTGAATACTCGGCTCGACCGTTAATCTCCGAGCCGATGAGTAAACCAACGTCGGCGATAGCGGGCGAACTGCCCGGCGTATATGTATTAACATTCGATACCGCCGAGGCCGTATCTTGTAATAATGAACCCGACGGCGCTTGCGTATTAAAACCCGCACCCAACAAAGAACCGAGATAGTTAGATGAATAACTATTCGCCGCTGTACCGATGGTCGTTAAATCTACTCGACAAACGATTGAACCAGTTCGTCGACGAATACGTTTATTAGTCGTTGTATTCCATACGGTATCAGGCTCGGGAGCGTTGAAATAAGCGCCGTCCCGAGTGTCGTTTCGCTCGCTTGCGACGGGGTCGCCACTTAATACGACTGGGTCACGTTCGCAGGGGATAGAAACAAATGTTAACCCGCTTACACTGGGTATTCCGTCGGTGTCGGGCGAACCGAATGTCGTTTCGCTCGCAATAGATAAGCTTCGATGTGTTACAGCCATTTTCAAGCCTCCAAAAATAAAAGATCAAAAGGGATCGTTAATATATGAGCGACACGTTCGCCGCTAATATCTGCGATTGATTCGAATGTTGGTTGTATCGGTATAACTGATAGTATACCCGTATTAACGAGATCATAATCGGGGTCTTTTAATGTCTCGATCAGATTCGAAACATCTTCGCCGATCATCCTCGCGAGATAGCTATAGTCGGCGGGGATTTCATAACGTACTCGACAGTTTATTCGGCAACGTTTTCGACCTGATATCCCCGTCGCCCCGTCATCGGTTGGAAAATCGCCGATGGTTAATTCGAAGAAACGGTTTTGAAATGATCGCTCGTTTAACTCGACTGTATAGCCGTCGCCCCGCTGTATAGCGACAAATGTATTATTAACGTCGGTTTTAGGCGTCATTAATTCGATAGTATTCTCTAAATGTTGAAGCGCCGCTCGAATACCTTGACTCATTTTAATTTCTCCAAAATATCAAAACGAATCGATTCGACGAGTATGTCGACTTCATCGTTAGTTAATCCGATGTACTCTCGCTTTTCATTTACAGCATAACCATAGCTTTCGACCTGATTCGTTAAACCTATTTTAAAATGATTCTGGGTCGCTTCGGTTACAACTAAATTATTCATGAGTTGACCAGACAAAACGAGATCGACTTCGGCGCTATTACCCGAGCCGCCTCGACGCCTTGATTCATGTTTATATTGTTTGTACCCGCCTTCGTAAAATACAGACTTACCCGACGCCGACGGTTGCCCGCCCTTCGGTGTTAAACGAGCGCCCCGTTTTGCTACTGATAGCGGGTTCGTCGAGTATTCCTTAAACGGCTTATCGTTAGCATCTAAACCTTTACCCGTTCGCATTTTGATCAATGCGAGCATATTTTGACCCAGTCCGAGGCTATCTCGAGCCGTCCATAATTCACGGGGTAGATTTAATTCAAAACGGGCGCTCATCTTTTAGTGTCTCATTCCTCGACCGGGATTGAAAAAAGCATCGTTGGCGGTTTTGCTATACGTTCGCCAACTCGCCCGAAAATCAGTCGCCGAACCGCCCGACCTTCTCAAGTCTTCCTCACCCGAATCGATTACGCCGTCGCCGTCCAAATCAAGAGAGATCGATCGAAGTGCAGAATTCAAAAGTTCATGACAACGATTTCGCATTGTTTCTGCGGCGTCGAAATCTCGTATCTGTTCATAGACAATAGCGGCGGTACAATATGAATGAGCTAGTTTAAAAGACTCTGTATTAAAGACCTCATCTTCGGTGATGTTATCATTATTTAAATGATCCCGAATCGATAAAACGATCTCATGTTCGGCGGCTTTTATCTGGGGTTCAAAATCACTTTGTCGGCGAGGTACCATGTCGGCGAGATTCGCAAAAGTAGCGACTAACTCATTATGATCGAGGCCAGTATTAAACGGCCGAGGCGTTACTTTGAAAAGCCCTCGCTCTTGTTTACTCGAACTCATGTTCAGTTCAGTATAACTAACTCGATAAGTAAACGTTCCACTCGTCGCAATACTCGCCGCTAATATGTCGACGTATGATGTAGCTAGTTGAAGAGTCGCTGTATTAGTTAGATCGATGTCTCTCGACAAAGGCTCGGCTAATATCGCAGTCGTACCGCCGAGTCGTGAAACAACGACGGCGTAGTATGTATCGCTACTTGTTATTAAAAAACCGTTTTGCTGTTCTCGATAGTATGTAGCCGGGGCGCTGTCGAGTGTTAATGTACGTCGATCGGTGGCGATGGCGTTAACTGTTAGATCAGTTGTAAATCGTGTTAGATTTTCACTAATTCCCGCCGCTGTATCAATTACGACGCTCGGCGTACCAGTTAAAGGTACTTGAGGCGACCATATAAACCGATGATTTTGATTCGTTATCGCTTTTCTCATCTCTTCGCCTTTGCATTTGCTTTCGTAATATCAGCGTTCGACGCCTTCGTTAATTTCGCCGCTTTTATAAAACCTTCTGTCACTGGCGACCAGCTATGCCGACAGTTATACCCACCGCCCGACGTCACAACGGCAAGCCCTTGATCATTGTTTAAACGTCTCATTTGTTGATCTGAAACGACGAGATCGATTAACTCTCGACAAAATGGTCGGGTTATACCGTCCCTCGGGCCAGTGTATAAATTATATTTTAAGCCTGCGGCGGTAGCGGCGACAGCGGTTACGCCTCGACCATATTGAGAGATTTTAGTTCGTACTTCAGTCAACGCCGAACCTTCTGATTTTGACAGGCGTATTTGTAGATTCGACATCGCCGATGCTATCGGTACTTCCATCGCAATATTGCGAAGCGATTCTCGAATCGATGTTTGATAACTCGGTATAATGATTTCATCAAATACAGCGTTTGTATTTTGTATTTGTAACGTGTCGATTTGCGGAGCGATTGAATCAAAATTAAAAGTCGGGTCGACAGCGTTTAACGCTCCCCCGATCGAGTCTCTTATTTTGTCTTGTTGGTCGATAAACGTATCGATCGCACCGCCCAAACCGCTTTGTAATATCAAATCAGTCAACTGATCGTTTGACATACTCGCAAGCGTTGTCGGATCGATTCGGATCAACGCTTTTTTCAACTCGCTTATAACTTCGGTTCGTGACTTTTTTAAAGCACTGGCGAAAGCTCGCTCGGCGGCGACCTCGGCTCGAAGTTGTTCGATTTTAGATTTTGTTAGTTCAGCGATCGCCCCGCTTTGACTTTTGACTTGACGTGTTAAATCGTCAATCGCCTTTTTATCAGCGTCGTCTCGTTTCTCGCTAAATCCGATGACCATCGGGCGACCGCATGAACAGTTCATACACTAGTTAACGCAAGTCGTAATGATCCGACCTAATGTCGAGTCGACGGCGTGGAACTTTTGTACTTCCTCGGCGTACACATATCGACGAGTACGATCGAGCGAATCATATTGACCTGCTACCATACCGCTGAACTCGAAGTTAAGGGCGGCGACTGGCATACCTTTTACATTACCCGACTTTTGTACGATTGAATCACTGCCCTTTAGAATACCCATAAAGATGCTCGCTTGATTCCATATGAAACCTTCGCTTGAAGTCGCACCCGGTACAGCGGTATCTTGACGAGCCGAGCCGACATAAATGTTCGGTATGCCTAAAACATCTTGCAAAACTTGTATAACCGCCTCATTTGCGAGAATACGAGAACCGCTTGAAAGGCCCGCCGACGCTGTACCCGCAAAACCTCGAACCTCGGGGTTCTTTGCAAGAGTTCTAAATACCTTATGACCTAGAACAAGAGAGTCGGGATTGATACCATGCGCCGCCTCGAAAACAGTATTTTTGAGATCATAAAGATCGCTCAACGGCTCGGCGTTTGCGTCGTCGAACTCACCGCCGAATTCGTTAGCGGCGGTATCATTATTAAAATTACCAGTCCCGAAAAGTAAATCGGCGGCTCGCTTCTCTTTTGCTAGTCGCATTACTCGGGCGACCTTTTTAGCGATTCGAGCTTCCTCACTACCGGGGTATTGACTGTCGAGAATATCCTCCATAGCGATGCTATCATTTGCAGAATAGATCAACGCTTTGAATGTTTGTGAAGTACGATCAAAACCGCCGATAGTTGCTCGGCTTGAACCCGGCGCTCTCTCAAGATCAAGACCCGCACCCGCACCCATAAAATTGCGAGTTGCTTCGACTAGTAAAGTACCGCTTCGCTCTGGTACTTTGATCGATTCGAAGATTTTGTCGGCGATGAGTTGATCATCGCTCGGTACAGTTTCGACGACAAGGGCGCTTAAAATTTCGTCGACAGGATGTAAATTTGTATATGATGAAGCCATTATTTTATTCCTTAGCTTAGTCGGTTACTCGGGCCAGTGAAGACGACGTTGATTTGATCGCCATCGCTCGCCGACGCTTGATTAATATTAGGTAGCATATAAGCGACGGCATAATCACCCGCACCGCCTGCGAAGGCGATAAGCTTGCCCGCCGTTGTCGCCATCAATAAATTCATTGTTGCGGGTGCAATCTCACCGCCTGCGATGGCTCGGCTTTTCGCACCGTTGACTTTTACTTCAACGACATCACCCGTCGAACAAGCTCTTTGAGCGATACCGATACAATTGTTTTCGGTTGCGGCGGCGGTGATTTCAGCTTTACCGTTCTCGTCGACTGAAACGAGAGCGAATTCGGTGATCGCTTCGGCGGCGACCATTGTTACGATATTATCTGTATTTGACATTTTTTATACTCCATACGCTTTGGCGTAATAGTCGGGATTTTCATTTCTAAATTGAGTTAATGCTTCGCTATACGAAACGCCCTTTTCAATACTTAGAGCCTGAACTCGCTCGTTTAAACTCGTTTTACTGATCTCTTGACCGCTCGCACCATGTCCGATTTGATTCAATGGCACAGTCGAGTTTAAAGGTCGCTCATTAAACATCGACCAGAACTCGGGCTGTACAGCTTTAATCGCCCAAGCTTTAGCGGCGACGCTCGCTTCGGCAGGTGAAATTCGACCTTCCGAAAGTAGGGTTTTGACGGCGTCGTTACATTCAATCTCTCGCTTTTCGGCTTCGATTGTTTCGAGTCGTTCGTTGAGTCGAGCATTATTTTCTCTTAAACTGTTAATCTCAGATAAAAGCATCGACTCGCCTAAACTCGTAGTTTCGCTCATCGACGCTTTTTTCTTCTCGTCTTCGTCGTCGTCGTCTTCGGTTAGAGTTGTCTCGTCTTCGTCTTCATTCGTAGACTCTTCATTTTTAGAAACGATCGAAGACTCGGCTTCGTCTTTCATATCTGCGAGCGTTTGTTCAAGCTCTTTAACTAGCTCATCTTTAGCGGCAAGCGCCTTTTTAAGCTCGTCTGTACTCATGTCGTCGATGTTCATATCTGCCCTTTCGCTTAATGTAATTCGATCGATTTTATTGTTAGATTGTGCAGGTCGAGGCGTTAACGTAATCGCTAATAGTTGAGCATTACCGACCAAAGTACCGCCGTCTCTTGAATATACATCGCCCGTTATGAACTCAGGCGACGACCAAAGGACACCGCCCGCATTTTGTACGACCTCGACGCCCCGTTCATTATAAGCGGGGATCGCATATAGGCCATCATCTTTAAGTTCTAAACCAACGATTAAACCGAGAGCGTTACCGCTTTCAGGCGGGGCGGGTTGCCCGCCTTGAAATGGACTCGTAGCGTGTTGCCAGTCTATGACGACCGGGTCAACTTCGGCTCGCTCGTTATAAACTCGAACAAGCTCGGCGAGTAAATCTTGATCGATATCTTTACCGATTTGATCCCCGCTCATTCGACTAGTTACTTGACCCAGTGCAAGCGTTTTAAATGCTCGACCAACGATCAAACCATCGTCTCTATCTGATTCGATGTCGATGTCGACTTTGACCGCTTCGCTATATGCTCTTAATGTTTTATTCTTCATTTTTTCATCAACCTTTTTCATCATACCGACGATTTTATTTGACCATCGATAACCCGCATCACCCCCCCACGCCGACCATGCGATACGACCCTTTGACCAGTCCGACCATTTCGGCGACTTTTTGTCGACTTCGTGTCGCTGAAAATAGGAAAGCATACGCCGAACGGTATCGGGTGAAACCGTTTGACCATTTGATAAGTCTCTCGCCCGAGCGATCCCGACGGCGGTTAAACCCTTTTGTGATTTCGGTTTCTTTGCTCGAACCAATAACGCTTTTTTCGCTTCGGCTTGTACAGCTTTCGGCGGTGTAAAATTGATATGATTATATTTTTCAGGTGTCATCAAATGCGAGATGAAGTCTTGTTTTCGTTTTCGAATCTTAACCATTTCGACGCCGCCTAATTAACGTTTCAGCAAGCGCCGAGACACCGCCGCCGCCTTTGGCCTGAATAGTTCGCTCGATTGCTGATCGTTGCGCATCCTCGGGAAGGTCGCCCGCTCCGAGTCGATCTCGAATCGCTCTCTCAAGTTCATCGTCTGGCGTTAATAACCCGGCGGTTACTAAAGCGGGTAAGCTGTTCAATGATTCGGCGAGATCATCGGTATCAAGCCCCGTATGTACAAGACGAGGTAACTTCGACGGGTCAACCGCTCCGTAGTTCCATTTGACTAGTCGACCGACTGTACCGCCGCCTCGACGATCGACGCCGTTGATTGTACTCGTTACGATGTCGCATAGATTAATCGCCGCTCGTCTAAACACACTTAAATGTATTTCCCCGACTGACCTCGCCCCCGTTTCAGTATTTCCCAAATCGGCGAACTGGGCGAGGAAAGCACTTGAGATTTGCGAATCGCATTTCGTGATAATTTCTAGCGGGGCGCTTGCGTATAAATTCGACTGCATAGCATACGTATCGAATTTAACTGCACCCGTCTCGACTAGATACGATTGTTCAGTCGAGATAAATGATCGGGCCTGTTCTTCGGCGTCGTCGATCATCGCTTCGATATCGCCGTCGGTTAGACCTTGCGATTCGGCTTGCGAACGATCTACTTTTACAACGGGCGTCGGGATCGCCCAACGATCAACGCCGACACACATTAAATTAGACACACGTTGTTTTGTTCGCCACCACCACCAGACAGGGCGAAGCATACCGACGCCCTCGAAGTTCGACCCCGTTCGATTCAATGTTAATAACAAAAGTTTATTAGCGGGGATCGGCTCGGGTGTATATGTAACGCCGACCGTATTTTGTAAAACGCCGTCGAGGTTTTGATTGTCTCGACTTAACCATCGATTATGCGCCGATGGTTCTCGATCAGCGTATTGATCAAGCCAAATGCGAGAACGACCAGTCGAATCAAGACCGACTCTATAAATCTCCTCGGCGTATCTATAGCCGACTGGGATAAACTCTAAAAGATAGCTGAGTTGATCTTCAAACGAAGACGACATTTGACCCGAGAAGCCGTCGAAGCCGAACGCCTCGTTACAATATCGAGCGAGTTCATCGGCGACGGGGTCGGATTCGATCCCCGCTTCAAATCGCCATGACGCCGACAATAATGTTTGTTTCAACATATGCCAAGACCGACGAACGATCGGGTCGGTTCTTAGCATTTCTTCGGCTTCACTTACCCACGATAAACCCGTTAAGCTTGCATTTCGCTCCTTACCCGAAATCACCCCGCCGTTTAATTGAGTACCTGTTATGCCTCGAGTTTGAAAGCGTGGGTATTTGCCTTTAAGATGGCGTTGTTCTCGATTAACGAGTTTATTCATAGACATACTACCCCGATTGATAAAACGTGGTTCTCGGCTATTATAAACCCGATTCGATAGTTTAGCAAATAAGTACTGAAATCCTGTTCAGTATTGTAAACGGTGTTTTGTTAGTCTATTCTCGAAACGTGAAAAGTTAGAATTTGTTAGCGCCCTCGCCGAAGTGTTTAAATATGCTTCGGCGGGGACACTATTTAAATAACATCATTCTATTTTTTCGTTTTCGTTTAATTTGGCGAGGGCTTGACCTAAAGAATACCCCCTTGTTTTCGTTACGCTTGGAGGAACTTTATTTAAGCAATCCTTCCAATCTCTCGACGTCGGAGTAGGCTAATTCTCGCAATAACGTTTTGAAGGCTCGCTCGGCGGTCGCCGGGACAACTCCATTTCCGAGTAATCGTAGTTCATCCGTTCTATTATCAACGGATTGGTACAACTTGGCATCGTCCAGCCGATAGGTAATCCCATCAGTAATTCGACCCACCGAGGGTTTAATTTTCCTCTGTAATTTTCGGCGTCGTGTACTTGCCTCGGCATTGTATCGATACGACCCTTTCCATCGGATCGAGGGGGTAACTTTTTTTTCATTTCGATTTCGTAAGAGTCTCTTGTTATTGGAGTTGCCCACTTTTTCGCTCGCTGTATTGTAATTTGCCCTTGTAATCCTAATTGTTTTTTCAGTTCCAATCTTCTTTGAAAATGATCGAGAGAACAACCTAGTTCTCTTATTTCCATCGAAGCCGTCGGAGTTACCCATAGCAACTCTCTTGGGTTCAAAGCTATATTGTTTTTCTTCTCTAAACGCAGGCCATACATTCTCGAACTGAGTGTTTGATTCGATAAGTCTGTTAATAACATCATATCCGGTTCGTTTAAGATCATCGGATATACCGAGAATGAAAACTCGCTTTCGACGATGAGGCGCGCCGACTTCGCTCGCCGAGAATATGCCCGCCGTCGCTCGGTAGCCCAGTCGTTCCAACTCTCGGAGGATATGAAGCAAAACGGGCGTCGATTCGGGGTCGCTCCATTGATCGGAGTGTAATTTTGATGAGAAGATCCCTTCGACGTTTTCCAAGAAAACAACGGTAGGTCGGCAAATTTTGATTCCCCGTTTAATCGAAGGCCATAAATGTCTTGAGTCTTCGTCGGCGGCTCTTCGCCCGGCTGTACTAAATGGTTGGCAAGGGAAACCGCCTGACAAGATATCCACTTTTTGACTAAATATTTCCCAGTCGAACGTTTTAAGATTCGACCAGATAGGGGCGAGGTCGAGTAAACCCGCTTCAATCTTCGAAACCAAGTTTTCGATGGCGAAATATTCGATCTCCACATAACAGATCGTTCGAATATTTCTGATAGCTCTTTTAAGTCCGAGATCAATTCCCCCGTACCCTGTACAGAGTGATATATGTTTAAGTTCTTCGGTATTATCCACATTTTAAACCTTTCAAAAGCTAGCTTTTGCCCCGCCGCCCGTTCGAACTTTTCGACCTTTTTTATCAGTCGAACTCGAACGGCTTGTATAACGTTTTGTATCGACGCTTGTATCGTGCCAGTTGAATATTATACAGTCGTATCGAAGGGCGTCGAGCGGGTCTTCTCGACCGTCCTTAACGGGTCGTTCGTTCTTATCCCAAGCATACGATAATAATGCTTTTCGAAGACTATTACCCGATGATCTTTCGCCCCGATCCCATACGTCCCGAGTTATTAAATATCGACGTTGAGCGAACGCCCGTTTTAATCGTTGAACGCCGTTTAATACATCGGTTTTGATCGGGTCGCTTGTATGACGAAGAGCCATACCGAGACCGTTCGGCGGGGCGGTTCTCATCGCTCGAAATGCACTCGCCCCGGTTTGGTCGTTTCTCGCTCGCCCCGCTTTATCAGCGACACCAGTGTCGAGCCATATTCTCGCCGACGGGGCGTCGTTTTGTAATGAGCGAGGCCATGATATAGACGTTATCAATCGAGCTAATTCGGCGGTCGTTACTTCTTTCGGATTGAACTCAGCACAAATGACCGAAGCGTTTAATGTCTCATCATGTACGATAATCAAAACTGATGGTTTTCTAAATCCCCAGTCGATAGCGATTCGCCCCGTCATCGATTCGTTATATTCCCAGTTATCAATAACAAGCGACTCGGTGAACTCGCTATATATCAATCCCGTTGGCGGCTTCGGTTTATTCATAACCATCGCCTCACGTTCGTCGACGGGTAACATTTTCGTCGCTTCGAACCAGTCGTCCGATAGATTTTGTTTGTTAACGTAGCTCGTAAATAAAAGCGGGTCATAGCCTGCCGACTCCGACATCGATACCCACCAAGCCCCGACAACGGGCAAGCCTACAAGAATCATAATCGGCGATTCGCCTGCTCGAAGTCGCCCGAGTGCTTTATGTGCAACCTCGGCGCTTAATGTTTGACACTCATCTATAAGACAAACGCCCGACGTTATGTTCAAGCCTTCAAGGGGATTATGAGTCGTGTCCCTTGTACCCGGTCGATAATACGATCGACACCAGACTGTAGACCCCGTATGAGGATCAAACCAAACTTGTTGAGTATGATTATACGTCCAACCGAGCGGCGATAACCACTTTTCGATTTCAGGCATTAACACCGATCGATATCTCGGCGCTGTATCTGTAACGAGTAGAATACTTGTACCGGGTCGCACTTTTGCAACGAACAAAATCGAGAAGACGAGCGCCGATGTTTTGCCCGATCCCCACCCGCAGCGAGCCGATATAATTTTATCTTTTCGAATAATACGCCCGATGATCTGAGCTTGAAGTTCGTTAAGATTTAAACTCATGTTATCTCAATATTGGTCGGTGTCGCTCATCACCGTATAACATCGAATCTCTAAATAGTTCGATCCACTGTAAAGCGAGTCGGCGGCTTTTCTCATGTATAACGCTTTCGGGCGCTGTCCTATAATTAGCTAATAATACGAGCGTCGATTTATAGTCATCGATTAAAACGTCGATCAGCTTTGTCTCATCATAAACGACCCGATCGTCTTCGATGCAAATAATAGCGATATCGAATAATGCTCTCGGTTGATAATATGACAATGTCGACGACGTTGAGTCGCCCCAGATATTACTCTTCATTTTCTAGCTCAATACTTTGAGTCATCGGCTCGCCTGTTATCGCTTCTACCCCTTGAGCTAACATCGAGGCGACTAGTTTCGAGCCGTCGTTTGCTTTGCTAATATTAACGCTCATATCTCGTTTAATCGACCATCGCTCGGGATGTCGTCTCTCAAGTAGCCAAGCTTTCGCCCGCCAATCGTCCGAGATTCTTATATCATTGTATAAAGCGGCTTCGCCGAAATCGATAGCGGCGTCGAACTCATCATTAAAATCGGCGTCATCTTTTCGCCAGTTGTCGACTGTTCGAGGATGAACGCCCGCTTGCGTACAAGCGGCTTTAATCGTTAACCCCGCTCGAAGATTGTTTAATATCGCTTCGATGTATTTCGGCGTTTTCTTCGACTTGTGGTTTGTCTTCTGTTTTGTCTTCGGTTTCGCTTTTGCCATAAATCTTCTCTGTAACTTCGATTAATTCGAGAGTGATTTGATTATACAATCGTAACGTTTCATCTCGAAGCGGCTCATTCTCGTCGTCGAGACGTAGCTTTTGATAGAGTTTAGCGATGAGTTCATCTCGCGCGTTGATTGTCGTATTTGTAGTATTAACCATATAACTATTGCTCTCGTTATGATGACTTGAATAGATTCATTACTCGTCTAAATACCGACGGCCTTACAATCACATCATAACCTGTAACATCGCTCGAACGTCGTCGAATATGCTGTTTATGTAGTGAGTTAAACCATTGATGATCAGGGTATTTATTATTTGTCTTAATACGTTGAAAAGTTGTCGGAGACATATTCAACTCGATTGCTATCGATGTTAGCGTTAAACCTTCTTTTAACCGGGTCTCGATTATTGTTTTCTCATCGTCAGTAAACCGAGTCATTACGCCCCGCTTTCGCTTCTCTTTTACGACGTCGTCATTTTGGGGCTTATCTTCAGAGACAAATAAATCAAGTTGTTCGCTCTCGACGGGGTCGACTGGGTCGACGCTCTCGACTGGGTCGACGCTCTCGACTGGGTCGAATCTTGATAATCTAGTTTGAGGATATGCCGACGGCTCGAGCGATGTCGTTTCGTCGATTGTAAAGAAATCTTCGAGTTGATCAGTTTGTTTTATAGCTAGTTCGAACTCGCCCAATGTCTCGAAATACTGAATAACCGCCTCGTCTTTATTTTGACCATGTAGCATGATCATCGCATAATCATCGCTATTATATTTCTTTAGATACTGACTGGACGCCTCATCTTCATAAACGAGAATGTAAAAGACCCAACGACCGAAAGAACAGTTTTGTCGATTGCGTCGTAAAGTCAATTCAGTAACTAAACTTAAAAATTTATGATTACCGTATTGATCGGAGATATATCGAATGATGTCGGATTGCGTCGGGCGATTTTTATTGTATCGAGTCGTTTTGACTTCAGAGAGTAAAACCGTATGAGTCGGATCGTCTCTAGTATATGTGACCAGATCAGCGCAATTTGTTAAATCGCCATCGGCGAACGGCGGCTTTCGATTCGTAAATCTTGTTTCATACGCCCTGTTAGCCAGTTGAAAATTAGAATAATGACCGTTGAATATAGCGGCGATTTGACCTGCTAAAAAGTTGTGTAAGTTCGTTTGTTCATTCGTTGCATATTGTGTATTCGTTGCGTTCATGTTATCCCTGTTTTGTTCATTATGTTCTCGACTATCGCCGGGGGATTATCTAGCTCTCGGCGATAGTTGGTCATATATCACGACCATTTATTATCTGTAGTTCTCCACGGGTCGAGAGCACTTGTCTCGCTCGGCGTTAATGTTTCATTCGGGTATGTCGGCGTATCTTTTCGAGTGACTAGTTTATAAGACCAACATTTAACCTCGAAAAAAGTTTTGTTTTCATGCTCGTAACTTTCGTAACTTCCTTCGACTAAAACGCAATCGCCCCGTTTCACAGTTTCAGCGGCTCGAACCGATGAGCGCCCCATAACTTTGATTTTATGCCAAGTCGTATTTTCTCGCCATTCGCCATCATGGCCTTGATATCGTTCGCTAGTCGCCAATGAGAAAGTAGCGTAATTCTTACCGCCGCTCGTCACTTTTAATTCAGCATCTCGCCCCGCATTACCCACTAATAAAACTTTATTGATCATCTATAATAACCCCTTTTTTTTAGATCAGCTTTGTACACTGCTTTTTTAGCCCCGGCGAATATTCGGGCGGGTAATGATAAATCGTCATTAACGTTATTATCAGCGTTATACATTTCGATAGCGTGTTTAACACAGGTTCGAACCGCTTGATTCATGTTCAAGCCATAATCTTTCATTATTTCGCCAATGACTTTGGCGTCGTCGTCGTCAAGATAGATCGATATTTGATGGCGTTTGGGTAGCTTCTTTTCTAACATATAAAATCCTTTTGTTGGCGGCTTGGGACTACTCCAAATGTTTCAAAAATGACGATCCCCGCCGCCGTTAATACTTTAATGTAAATTAAACTTTATAGTCAACATAAAATAAGAAAACCCCAGTTCATCGATTAAGAGAGATCGAGCTAGTCTTTTAAAAAAAGAATAATGAACTGGGGTGATGCTCAGTAAAGAGAAGATGACTCTATAACATTCGAAAACGATAATCTATTGAAAAATGGCGAGGCTACTATTTTGTTTTATTTGTAGATCGTCGCTCGGCTCTTCTGAGTTATGATACAGACGAGCGCTTTTAATACCCTGCTCATTATGTCGATAATGCATTACGATCGACCCGGCGAGTAGTTTGATATGATAGCATTGAAACGATCCATCGATACTCATGTCGACGATTTCGATTTGACCTTCTAACACTATGAACGACCATGCGCCGAA